GCGTTAAAATCTCTAGCAATAATCACGCCCAAACCGTCCGGGTAGGAAATAAAACGCGAGCGCAGTTAGAAAGTTTTCATAAATGAACATTTGAGCAGTGGAACGAAAATGAGTGCAAAGAAACCAACGGCATTAAAGTTGCTGCAAGGCACCTATGATAAGAGTCGTGCTGTTGAGAATGAACCAGTTTATGACGCGCCAGCAACAACGGAAGCACCCGAACATTTTGATGGCTTAGCATTGCTTAAATGGAATGAGCTAGCGCCGCTCTTAACCAAGACGGGCGTATTGACCGAAACCGACTTACACAACCTCGAGGCTTTTTGTCTTGCTTATCAGCAATTCAGATTAGCTCAAAGATTAATTGATCAAGAAGGCTTTGTTGTTGATAGTGCTGGCGGTGTTAAGAAAAACCCGGCTGTTACGGTTTCCCATGAGGCCCAAAGGAACATGCTTTCGTTTGGCGCTGCATTAGGTTTGGACCCTGCTTCGAGAACAAAAATAAACGGCAAGCCGGAGCAAAAGAAAGCTAATCCTTTCGATAAGAAAAAATGACGTATTACCAAAAAGCCGTTCAATACGCGTTTGATATTGTTGGCGGTGAAATAAGATCGTGCAAAGCGGTTTATCAAGCTTGTGAGCGATTTATTAACGACATTGAACTTGCTGAAACTAAAGCTTTTAAATATTACTTTAATCCAAGCCACGCAGATCATTTGTGCGAGTTTATCGAAAACTTGCCACACACTAAGGGCGCTTGGGCCAGTAAGAAAGAGCTAATAAAGCTAGAGCCATGGCAGTGTTTGATATTATGCAACATTGGTGGCTGGCTAGAGAAAGGCACCGATAAGCGCAGGTTTAGGAAAGCCTATATCCAAGTGGCGCGAAAGAATGGCAAATCAATTTTTGCGGCTGGCATTGGCTTATATATGCTTACGGCCGATGGTGAGTTTGGCTCTGAAGTTTATTGCGGCGCAACCAATGAAAAGCAAGCTTTTGAAGTGTTTACGCCTGCTCGAATCATGTGTGAGCGAACACCGGATCTATTAGATCATTTTGGCGTTGATGTTTTTAAGCGCGTCATTAGCAGGGCAGAAGATAACGCCAAGTTTGAGCCGGTTATAGGCAATCCACCGGACGGCGCAAGCCCACATTGTGGCATTGTTGACGAGTACCACGAACACCAGTCGAATATCACCGTTGAAACTTTTGAAACGGGTATGGGTGCGCGGGCAATGGAAGGTTCACCGCTTCTTTTGATTATCACGACAGCAGGCCACAACTTAGATGGCCCTTGCTTTGATGAATACCAGATATGTAAAAAGGTTCTGGAAGGTTCTGAAAAAGACGAAAGGTTGTTTGCGATCATTTACGAGCTTGACGAAAGCGACGAATGGACCGACCCGGAAAACTTAATAAAAGCTAACCCAAATTTAGACGTATCAGTTTCAAAAGACTTTTTGATTGATTCGTTAGAGGTCGCAAAGAAAGACACTAAGCGTCAAAACTCTTTCAAAACTAAACACCAAAACCGATGGGTTAACGCGGCCGCAAGCTGGCTTAACTTTGAAGAATGGCGCAAATGTGGCGAAGAGTTAAGCGAAGACGATTTTGTAGGCTGGGATTGCATACACAGCATAGACCTTGCCAGCAAGTGCGACATAGCTGCGTACGTTAAAACGTTTTTTAAATATCTCGATGGAAAGTTGCATTATTACTGCTTTCCAAAGTTCTTTTTGCCTTCCGAGGCGGTTATAAGCGACAAAAGCGGCAAGTATGCAAGGTGGTTAAAAGCTGGTTATTTAATCCAGACCGAAGGCCAAGAAATAGATTTTGAATTTATTAAAAAGCATATTTTAGAAGACTCTAAAAAGTTTGGTGCTTTAGAGGTTGCCTTTGACCCTTGGAACTGCACAAAGATAGCTCAGGAATTAGCTGAAGAAGGTTTGCTTGTCGTGGAGTTTGGCCAAACCACTAAAAATATGAGCGGGCCTATGTATGAATGTGAAGGCGCAATAAAAGCGGGGCGTTTTCATCATCCTGGAAATGATGCGTTTGACTGGATGGCGTCAAATGTTGTTGTGAAGCCAGACCATAACGACAACATTTTTCCTAGAAAAGAAAGAGCGAGCGCAAAAATTGACGGCGCTGTATGCATGATAATGGGTGTTGCCCGCGCAATGTCTTACGAAGATAAGACAACAGATTACACAGATGGATTAATGGTTTTATGAAGCATTTAGCAGACGTTTTGTTTTTACTTGGGCTGCTTTTGTCTAGTTTTGGCATTTATCACGAGTTTTCACCCAATTATGCGGCGATTTTTAGCGGTTTAGTGCTGCTTTTAGTCGGTTTTTTCGCAGCTTTTAAGGTTAAAAAGTAGATGATTTTAGACCGTATTTTTGGAACTGAAGAGCGAAGCGGGTTAAAACAGCCCGCCGGTTGGTTAAGTGAACTTTTTGCCACTGGATCGAATTATAGTGGTGTTACTGTAAACGAAAGTAATGCAATGCAGCTTTCCGCCGTTGCTTCAGCAGTCAATGTAATTAGTAACGGTATAGCTTCCCAGGCTTTGCGGCCTTTCTCTAAAAAAGCCGAAGTCACAAACCTGGCGCAAGATCACGCAACGTATAAGCTACTTTCAAAGCGCGCCAATGATCACATGAGCGCTTTTACGTTTATTCAGCTTTTGCAATCTCATGCTTTACGATGGGGTAATGGTTTTGCTTGGATCGATTGGGGCCAGACTGGAAAGCCAAAAGCGCTTTGGCCTCTTAACCCTTCGGCGACTCAACTGCTCAGCAAAAATGGCCGCTTAATTGTTGATACGCTAATCGATGGGAAACAATTCTCTTTCCCTTATGAACAAATAATTCATATAAAAGCGCTGGGCAGCGATGGCTTGAACGGTGTTTCGCCGATCCGCCAACATGCGGAAGAGCTAGGCATCCAAATTGCTGCGCAGAATTTCGGCGCTGAGTTTTTCGGAAACGGCGCAACGGTTCAAGGTGTTATACAGCACCCAGGGAAGCTTACAGAAGAGGCCAGAAAGGCGATTAAAGATAGCTGGTCTAATGCCTTTAGTGGTTCTGGAAATCGCCACAAAACGCCAGTCTTGCCCGATGGCATGGACTATAAACGCGTAGGCATTCCACCGGAAGAGGCGCAATTCTTAGAAACTCGTAAATACGGTGATACGAAAATCGCCCAAATTTATAACGTGCCACCACATATGATTGGCGATCTTTCTAAAGCGACCTTTTCGAATATCACCGAAGAAACTATGAACTTTGTTCGCCGCACGTTAAATCCTTGGTTTGTGCAGTGGGAACAAGAGCTTGATTATAAATTGTTTTCGACCATCGAACAGAATCGGCTTTTTGTAAAATTCGATAAAGCGGATATTTTGAAAGGCACACCGAAAGAAGAGGCAGAAAAAGACGTTTCTTTGATTAATGGCGGCATTTTGACGAGAAACGAAGCGCGAACGGCGCGTGGTTTAAATCCTATTGATGGCTTGGACGAGATTTTAGTCCCGTTAAATATGGTTGAAATGTCTGAAGCGGTTAAAGCTCAAGAACCGGAGCCAGAGCCAGAGCCAGAGCCAGAGAGACAACCAGAGCCAGAGCCAGAGCCAGAAGCGCAAGAGCAAAACAGCATCGACTTTGGGCCGTTAGTTCACCGCTTTGCTGAACAGCTTACGAACGCGGAAAAAGGCGTATCTAAAAAAGATCAGCTTTTAAAATGGCGGAATGGTGACGCGTCCAAATTTATCGAAAGGCACCTAAAGCCTTTGGCTAAATCTTTAAATAAGCCAGCGGTACTAGATGAGTTTACACGCCAGTATAACGACATTGTTTTAAAAGCCGGTTTGCTGCTTGATGAGCAAATGATTGCTAGAACTCTTGAATCATTAATCAATGAGACTGATGAAGGGGGTTTGTTTCGTTTGACCGATGACGAGCAAAGACGCTTAGCAATCGCAGAAGCGCAAAAGCTCTACCCTGAATTGTCGAAAGAAGCTATTGAAGGCTTGGTGAATGAATCCTGAACTTAGAAAAGCGTTAGACAAAGAGCTTTTAGAAACCCGAAAAAAAGCCGTTTCAGGTGTAAGGGTTGAAGGTCTTGAAGATATGCTTGACCGCGCACAAATACCAGGCCCGCAAGGTCCGAAGGGCGAACAAGGCCCGCAAGGTCCGAAGGGCGAACAGGGCCAGAGAGGTGAGCAAGGCCCAAAAGGTGATAAAGGCGAACCAGGCCCGAAAGGTGAGCAGGGTCTAGATGGTAAGCAGGGCGAGCCAGGTCGAGACGGCCAAAAGGGTGATAAGGGCGATATTCCAAAGCACCAAACAAACGCGGGCAAGATAAGGTTCGAACAACCTAACGGCAAGTGGGGCGCATGGGTTGCACTTAAAGGCGCTGGTTCCACGGTTTACATGGGCGGCGGCTCGTCCGCGCAGGCCACTGGATTCTTTGGTTTCATTGACTATAACGACACTTCAGGGCCTACTAGTCTGGTAGCAGATACATGGACTGATATCCCAAATAACGGATTAGGTGCTTTCACTAATAAGACATATAAGCCTGAGAAGATCAATGAAATTCTGGATACCAGTACAGGTTACCTAGACTTCACAGAATTACCTCTAGGTAGTGAGCTTGTCGTACGTAATGACTTTACTGTGACACCATCAACAAACAATTGCTTACTTGAAGCAAGGTATTTGCTAGGTGATGGTGCAGGGGAGTATCCATTACAGTTCTGGTCTGAACGATTAGACAGTGGTAGTGGTATTCCTTATCAACGAGTTACAAGCTTCCCCATCTACATGGGTGATTTAAACACACAACAAAACCCAGGAAAGATGCAGGTTAGACTTTCTACAGCAGGTAGTGTTGTGAACGCAGGTGTTTATGTCTCTATAAGGGTGAACCAAGGTGAGTATTAAAATCTATAAAGATTCATCAGCAAACGCTATCTTTATTGAAGATGCAAACGGGGTTCAATTCTTGAATAGCCTACAGGCCACTGTAACTAACGGCGCTTGTAATGTCCGTGATTTAGCTAAAGATATCGATATTGTAACTGAACAAGCTTACACTGAGTTTGTGGATGAAAATGACAATGCCTACGGTGCAGATTCCACAGATGTGTGTAATGCACTAAATACACTCTTCTCTGCGTCAGGTACGGCAGGTTCAGAGCTACCTAGTATCACTTCAAGCTTAGCAATAAGCCTAGTGCAAGGTGAGACTCTTAACTACGAGTTAACAGCAGACTATGGTGTAGGTTACGAGTGGGACTTATCAAATGTATCTGGTGTGACTACCGTAGAGGGTAACAACCGGAAGATCATTGGTGGTAGTTCCCTTACAGCAGGCTCTTATAACATCCCTGTTAAGGCTATCAACTATAACGGTGAAGATTCTGAAACTATTGTACTTACTGTTAGTACACCACCTTTTGCCAACACTAAGTCAGTTCAATTTAATAATCAGGATTGGTTAGGTGCTAACGCTGGTATCTTGCAAAATGTTTTAGGACGTTCCAGTAACGGATCTGGATCTTCAGATGCTTGGTCTATTAGCTTTTATTGGAAGGGAAGCACAGCAAATCAAGGTCAAACGATCCTTTATTTTGGTGATAACGATGTGACCAATGGAGGTTACATTCAGTTGATGCAGATTAATAGCAGCGGCAATAAGTTGCTTAGGCTCAGATACGGCAGTAACAATAACAATCTGAGGATTCAAACCCCAGCGGGTGCTATAACCGCGAACACTTGGCATCATGTTTTAATCACTTATGATGGAGGCGTTACTGGTTCTTCTTCTGGTGATCTATCTAACTACTATTCACGATTCAAAATCTTTATCGATGGATCGGAGCAAACTACTAATAACAGTCATTCAAACTACGGTTACACTGCTTCGATTGATCCAGATAATTGGAGAGTGGGTAGATTCAGCTCTGGGAACTACATGCGAAGTGGTTCAAAAGTAGACGAACTTGCTATTTGGGACTCTGACCAGTCAGCTAATATAAGCGATATATATAATAGCGGCGCGCCCTTCGATTTAAGTACATTAACTACACAGCCTAAGCACTGGTGGCGAATGGGGGATGGTGACACATATCCATCCTTACAGGATAGCGGGACAGAGGCTAATTGTATATTTCAGATGTACAACATGACCTCTGCTGATATTGTTAGCGATGTTCCTTAATAAAAAGATTTAGGTGATATAGATGGCTGGAAATATTGACATTAATTTAGGCGGTGTAGTTGATGGGCTATCTAAACCTTTAAATAGCCTATTTAGATCAGATGAAGAGAAGTCTAGAGCCAGACTAGCTATAAGCGAGAGATAGACATGATTGAAATTGAAAGACGATTTTTTAAAAGCGAATTAAGAGCAGAAGACAGTAAGCCGGTTGCCGGTTATGGTTCTGTGTTTAACGCGCAATCTGAAGATTTGGGCGGTTTCCGCGAAATTATTGCGCCGGGTGCTTTTGATGGTCGGTTAGACGATGATGTAAGGGCGCTATTCAATCATGATCCCAATTTGATTTTAGGCCGAACGAAATCAGGCACATTAAAATTAAGTGTTGATGATGAAGGTTTAAGATATGAGGTTGATTTTCCCAACACAACGCTAGCCAATGATTTGCGCACAAGCATACAGCGCGGTGATGTTGATCAATCTAGTTTTGCTTTTACAGTAGATGAAGATGACTTTGAAGAGCGCGACGGCGTAATAATTCGCACGATTCACAAAGTTAAACGTTTATTCGATGTAAGCCCGGTAACTTATCCAGCTTACCCTGATGCGTCCGTGGGGGTTCGATCTCTTGAGAACTTCTTAAATAAGCGCGGCGCAAGCTCAGAAATCAAAGAGCTACACAAAGAACAGTTAGAGAAACTAAGAAATCCGAATTGGTAAACCGCGTTCCGTTGAACGATTGCCAAATCGAAAACAGCCCGCCATAAGCGGGTTTTTTTATGTCAAAAAAAATAGGTGACAACATGAAACTACAAGATTTACTACAAGAACGCGGTCAACTTGCAACGCAAATGCGGGACATGCACAAAACCGCAGAAAAAGAAGACCGAGGCTTTAGCGCAGAAGAACGCGAAAGCTGGGACAAAATGTCGGATAAAATCGACGAGCTAGACGGTCGAATCAAAGCAGAAGAACGCGCTAGTTCTTTATCGGGCTACACTGCTGAAGATATCGAAGCAATGAAGCCTGAAGCTGTTCGAGAAAAAGAAGCTTCAGAAATTACCCAAGGCGATGCTTTCAGCGCTTTGTTACGTTCCACTGAAGTTGGTATGAATGGCCTTTCTGCTGAACAAAAACAAGCTTTAACGCGTGCGCAAGCGAAAGGCACCGATTCTGCTGGTGGCTATCTTGCTCCTGATGAATTTGCTAATGAAATCATTGTGGCTATGCAAGCATACGGCGGCATTCGTGGCGCTGCTAATGTTATGTCAACGGCTACGGGTAACACTTTAGATATCCCGACCAATGACGACACTAGCAACACTGGTTCAATTCTTGCTGAAAACACGCAAGACAGCGAACAAGATTTAACATTCGGAAACGTTCAAATGGGTGCATATAAATACACCTCGAATATTATCCGCGTTCCTGTTGAGCTTCTTCAAGATTCGGCATTTGATCTTGACGCTTACATTTCAAGTGCATTCGCTGAACGACTGGGCCGTGCTACTGCTGCACATTACGCAACAGGTACAGGTTCAAGCCAGCCACAAGGCTTGAGCGCTGCAACTTCAGGCGTCACAGCGGCGGCAACTGGCGCAGTTACTTACAATGAATTGCTTGACCTTAAACACGCGGTAGATCCTGCTTATCGTGGTAACGGCTCATTTGTTATGAATGACGCCACTTTCCTTGCTGTTAAAAAGCTTGTTGATGGTAACAGCCGCCCGTTATGGCAGCCTGACATTGCACAAGGTACCCCAGGCTTGTTAGATGGTTCGCCGTTTATCATTGATCAGGGTATGGCATCTATGGGAGCTAATGCTAAGCCAATTGTCTTTGGTGATGTTTCTGGCTATTGGATACGTGACGTTTCCGGTATTACTGTTCGCCGTTTGGTTGAGCGTTACGCTGATTATCATCAGGTTGGCTTTGTCGCAATCATGCGCACAGATGGCGCGATTGTAAATGGCAGCGGCTTACGCGCCATGACCATGGCCGCATCTTAAAAGCTGAGCAATAAACTAAGGGCGGCCTAGTGTCGCCCTTTTTATTTGGTGGGTTTATGAAAGTAGAAATGATAGTGGCTCAATGCGGGCCAGCAATCGACCGGAAGCCCAAAGATATTGTGGAAGTTTCCGAAAGAGAAGGGGCGGCACTAATTAAAAGTGGTGCAGCTAAGCCGGTTAAAAGTGCAAAAGTAGAAAAGGCTGTGATTAATGAAAATGAAGCTAGTGACGGAGCCAAAAAGCGAGCCGGTAAGCGTCCAACAATTAAAAAACCAGCTACGAATTGAACACAGTGAAGAAGACGAATTATTAAAAACTTACATTGTCGCCGCTCGTGAATATGCGGAGAGCGTAACCAGCAATAAGGTTTTAAAACAGCAATGGCAAATCGCTTTCGATGAGTTTAGCGATTCTATGGAGCTACCCATAAGACCATTGATTAGTGTTGAATCGGTGCAATATGTCGATACGGACGGCGCAACACAAACGCTAGATGCTTCAATTTATAGCGTTGATGACTTTGACTTTAGGGCAAAAATAAACCTCGCATACGGGCAAGATTGGCCAGATACACGAGCGCAATCTAACGCTGTATTAGTTAACGCTACTTTTGGCAACAAGCAGCCCCCAAAGCGAATACAGCAGGCTATATTGTTGATGGCTTCGCATTGGTATGAAAACCGCGAGGATGCAACAGAGGCCAGCTTAAGAATAGTACCCCACGGCGCATTACGGCTTTTATCGGTTGATAATAACAGGCATTTTTAAACATGCAGAGCGGCAAGCTAGATAAGCGAATAGAGTTTCAATCATTGACTGAAACCTCGGACGGACACGGCGGTTTTGTTAAATCATGGACAACTCATTTCAAAAAGTGGGCAAGCATTGTTCCAGCTTCATGGGATGAATCTTTTAGAAATGATCAAGACTTTGCAACGCTTCGCGGTTCTATAACTGTTCGTTTCGACCATCAAACGAAACGCCTAGATTCTAAATATAGGGCGGTTTATGGCACACGGGTTTTTGAAATCCAAGGTGTCGCAAACACAAACGAAGCTAACCGGCAAATACAGCTTAATTACTTAGAGCTTATTTAATGGAAATGAATATAAGAGTTGAAGGCTTGCAAGAGCTTGAGCGGCAACTGGTAAAGCTTGGCGCTGAGATGGGGCATAAGCAATTGAAAGGGGCGCTAATGAATGCCTCTCTGCCTGCTTTTAAGCGGGCCAAAAACTTAGCGCCTGGATCAATAAAAAAAGCTATTACCAGGCGCTCCCATAGAAACGCTAGAACATTAAAAAGGACTATTTACGGGCGGGGCGTTTCTGGAAATTCGGCGGCGGGCATTTCTCTAGCGGTTATTTCTAAAAAGGCACCCCATGCTCACTTGGTTCATGATGGTACTGATGTTCGCTACACAAAAGGAAAAGGAAAAAAAAGACCTTATAAAAACGCCTTCAGGGGAACAATGAAACCTAACCCATTTTTAATAAAAGCCTGGAATTCTGAAGGTAACGAAAAGGCTATTGAACGATTTGAAAAGAATCTTAAAAAGCGAATAAAGAAGCTAACTAAATAATGTCTGCACAAACTATTTTAAACACGCTAACTGCTCACACTGGTTTGGCGGGGTTGGTCGCGTCTCGAATTTATAGGATACGCATTCCCCAAAACCCAACCTATCCGCTAATTCTATTTAGGGTTTCAGAAGAGCCACAAAACAGCCTTAGCAGCTCTAATGACATGAATTATGAAGCAGAGTTCGAGCTTTACGGCGCGAGCTTTTCAGAGTTAGAAAACATTAAAGCGCAATTGAAAGACGCGCTAACAAATGCAACAGATTTAAAGTCTGTATGTACAGCGGTGGCCGATGATGATTTTCAAGATGATACCGGCAACTATTCAATTTTTCTCGATTTTTCAATCTGGCTTTAACGCCAATATTTAAAACTAAAGAGGTATAAACATGACGGCTTTAACGTCTCAAGGTGCTATTTTAAAAATTGGCGACGGCGCTGGATCTGAAGTATTTAACGCTATCGGCGAAGTGATTTCCGTGTCTGGCTTAGGCGGTGGTTCATCGACTGAAATCGATGTGACTAACTTGTCTAGTACGGGCAAGGAGTTTTTGATGGGCTTGAAAGATGAGGGCGAAGTTTCAGTTAGTCTAAGTCTTGACACTGGCGACACTCAGCAAACTTTGCTAAGAACTTCACGCGATTCAAACACATTAAAAAATTTTCAATTTGATCTGACTGACGCGGGGCCAACAACTATTAGCTTCTCGGCATACGTTAAAACCTTCAATATTGGCGTGGCTGTTGATGATAAAATAACTCTGGAAGTTGCTTTGCGTATTTCTGGCGCGGCTACTTGGGCGTAATAAATGGCACACTTAAACCTTGAAGATATTCTGAACGCTAAAGACACGGACGAGCAAAAAGTATTTATTCCCGAGTGGGGCAATGAGGAAAGTTTTGTAATCGTTCGAAGCATGACAGCAGAGGCCCGCGACGCTTACGAGCAAAGCTTGTTCTCAACTAACAGTGAAGGCGATTTCGAAAGAAATCTTGATAATGCCAGAGCCAAATTAGTGTCTGCTTGCGTCATTGGCCCCGATGGTTCCCGCATGTTTAAAACAGATGCGCATGTTAAGGCCCTTGGCAGCAAATCGGCGGCGGTTGTAGATCGCATATTTTCAGCTTGCCAGCGGATTAACGCCATTTCTGAAAAAGACGTTGAAGAACTAGCGGGAAACTAAAAAACCGGCCTACTCGTTTATTTCTGCATGAATATGCGGTGGTGATCGGGTGGCCGGTTCCTCTTTTAGAAAAGATCATGACTAGTCGTGATATAGCCGAAGCAATGGCATATAACCGGCTGGCCCCGTTCGGTGAAAAGCGGGCAGATTTGAGGGCGGGAATTATTGCGAGCGTGATTGCAAATAGCAACGCGTCTAGCAAGTCAAAGACCTTTAAACCTCAAGATTTTATGCCCGATTTTTCAGGCAAACCGAAGAAAAAGAAATCAATGAAAGCTCAAATTTTAGAGGCGTTAAATTTTGGCAACTCTAGCAAGCCTAGCAATTGACCTGACCGCAAATAGTGCCCAAATGGTTTCTGAATTACAGAAAGCCAATAAGCGCTTAAACGGTTTTGCTAAACAAACAGAAATGGCGGGACGGGTTTTAAAAACTGCTTTTGTTGGTGCAACAACTGGCATGTTTGCGCACATGGTCAAGGAATCAGTTGATGCCGCCGACCAGATTGGAAAGCTTAGCCAGCGTTTAGGGATTTCTACCGAAGCACTTAGCGAACTGCAACACGTTGCCGATTTGTCGGGCGTTAGCTTTAACACTATGACGATGGGCTTGCAGCGGATGACCCGCCGACTAAGCGAAGCAGCGGCAACGGGTAAAGGTGAGGCGGTACCTGCTTTGCAAGAGCTTGGCATTAGTGCTGAGCGTATCGCTCAACTAGCACCTGAAAAGCAATTTGAAGTTATTGCAGACGCTTTGTCTGGATTAGCTAGTGAAGGAGATCGGGTTCGCTTAGCCATGAAGTTCTTCGACTCTGAAGGCGTGGCCCTTGTGCAGACAATGGGCGACGGTGCGCGCGGCATCCAAGCTATGCGAAAGGAGGCGTCTGCTCTAGGTAAAACATTATCGAACGAAGACGCCAAAGCGGCGGCTGATTTTAATGACCAGTTAACCCGAATGAATGCGCGGCTTGATGGAGTTACCACAAAGCTTGGTATTTCCATTGTTAAGCCTCTGAATGAGTTAGCCGAAGCTATAAATTTTGTTAGCGATGCCAAGCCCGCCGACCTATCGGAAGATTTAGATACTTTTGGGGATGCCGTTAAAGGGATTGGGTTTGCAGCTACGGCGGCGGCTCAGTCTTTGTCTGGCTTGGTTGTTATGATGTGGAATCTTAACCAGGCTAGGATTGAAGCTTATGAGGGCTTGCTTAGTTTAGATGGCGAAAAGCTAGGCAGCGCGGCGGAATTAGCGAAAGAATCATTTGCCGGGTTTAAGGAAGAGCTAAATGATATTAAACAAATTTACTCTGAGCTTTATGGGGAGGGAGGCGTTGCTGTAAGCGGCGAAAACCCTGAAGGCGGCACTTCCGACAATCCTTTGGGTATACCTGGTCTTGGCGGGGAAGATTCAAATGACGAACCAAACCCGATTGATAAGATTGAGGAAAGCTTATTCACACAAGAAGAGGTCTTGCAAGAGGCATATTTAAGACAGCGGGAAATGCTCATTGAAAATCTTTTGTTTGAGCAAGGCGAAAAAGAAAAATTTAGAAAGCTAGACGAGAAGCTTACACAGAAGTATTTAGACAACATTCTTAGGCAAACCTGGTTTCACAATCAAAAAACTCTCAAATGGGAAGCGCTAACAGGCAAACAGAAATACCAAGTTGCTGAAGGTACATGGAGAAAGTTAACGGCTGGCGTTGCCGCTGGCAATGAAACCATAGCCAAGATTAACAAAGCTTTTGCAATCAAAGACGCCATTGTAAATACATATCGCGGTGTGTCTCAATCGCTCGCTGCATATCCCATGCCTATAGCGGCGGTATTTGCTGCTATGCATTTGGCAGCGGGGCTTGCAAATGTGCAACAAATTCGAGGCGGTGGTGGTGGTGGCGGTGGCGGTGGTGTTGCTAGCGCTTCAGTTCCAGCATTGACCACACCAACTAGCGACGATTCTTTTATTAATGAGCAAGAAGTACAACCAGAAAAAACCTTAAACGTTAATCTGAACATCGAAGATGAAGCGCTATTAACTAAAAATCAACTACGCCAAATAGTGGACGAAATAAACGAAGCCGAAGAATCGAATGTGAGGATAAATATATAATGCCGGGTTTTATTTTAAGCGAAAACGTTTTATCCGATGCTACAATAATCGCCGATGATTCCATTTCTGGCTTCCCTGGCTCAAACTGTGTAGACGGCTTAACATCAACAAAAACGGCTTTTACTGGCGGTATTTTCGATACAAACCACATTGAGTTCGATTGCGGAGAGGATAAAGAGGTTGATTGTTTTGTAGTCCAAGGCCATAACGGAACAGATTTGAGTACATCTGATTTCAGGCTATATGCAAGCGACAACGGGGTAATTTGGACTCAGGTGTCAAACACAATTCGTTTAGAAGATAATAAATATATTGGTTATGATACATTTACTGCAGTTACACACCGATATTATAGAATTTGGTGCGTAATCACTGGGACGCTATATTTTTCAAATATTTCGGTCGGCAAAAAGCTGGATTTAGAAAGATCGCAAAAGCATGGTTTTATCAAGCCTGATTTTGTCGATAGTGATAGCGTGACTGCTAATATAACTCGCGGACAAAATTTTAATGGCTTGACTGTTAAGCGGCTTCCGAAGCGAGCCAAGTTTGATCTTTTCTATTATTCTGATACCTTCTTTTCCGATTGGCCTAATATAGTCGCAGCAATGAAGCAGCGGCCAATCTATTTTTTGTGGGATGATAATCAAAAAGTTTTTTATTGTTGGCCGACAAAGAAAATGCCGCAGCCTTCTTACGCCAAAAACATTAATAACTATTATAACGTGAAGCTTGATATGTCGGGGTTTATTGAATGACGTATCAAGCAAATAGAGACGCATTAAGCCGTGAGCCGCTTAATATTGTAGAGCTTGGACTAGATACAACAATAACGGAAGGTGGCACCGAGTATGTCAGTGATGGCTATACACCTATTGGCCAGCATTTTTGGCCTTGCATCAAATCAATTGAGTGGGTGCCTACTCGCGCTTCAAAAGACGGCGGTTTAGGTTATTTTGGGCAAATCGTTGTTAAGTGCGAAGATTTCGATTGGCCGAATGGGGAGGGATCATACTTTGGCCGATTGCTTGCTAGCAATCCTTACACTTTGAACCGACAACTAAAAGCGCATGTCGGCTATTTCTCTCCGGGTGATGCTTTTAGCTTTTCTGACTTCCAAGAGCGTCGCTATTTTATAAAAAAGGTATCGGGGCCAGATCATAATCGAATTGTTAGATTTGAAGCCAGCGACGTTTTAAGCCAGTTAAAAGAATCGCAAATCCCCGCCGCTAGTTATGGCAACCTTGCAAGCTCATTAACTAATAGCGCAACCGGAACGATTAATATTGGAAACAATGAAGGCTTTGACGCTTCAGGCGGCAGAGCCATTATAGGTGATGAATTAATATTATATAGCGGTTTGTCTGGTGCAGATTCGATAGTCGTCACAAGTAGAGGCATCGGCGGCACAGAATCGGAGTCTCATGATGCAGGTGACCCTGTAAGAAACATTTATTATTTCTCAGGTAATTCTGTTGATTGTATTCGTGAAATTATCGAGAGCTATTCGGAAATCGATCACGCGTCATATATCCCTGATTCAGATTGGAACACAGAACGCGATGATTTTTTAAGTTCTGAAAACGTCGAAGTATGGGTGACAGAGCCGACTGAACTGGATAAAGTTATTGATAAAATCGGCAAACAAACATATACCAATGTATGGTGGGATGACGCTGCACAGGAAATCAAGCTTAAAGCCATTGGCCCAACGCTTACCAGTGCGACCGCATGGAATGACGACGAGAATATACTCGACGATAAAGTAACGATTAAACGCGATCAGCGCGAAATTATTACACAAGTTTGGGTTTATTATGGCAAGCGAAATCAAACGGGCAGTGATGACGCAGATAATTACAAAGAGCTTTATATAAAAGTTGATGCTGAAGCCGAAACGGGGCTAGGCCAGCCTAAAATTAAAAAAATATTTGCTGATTATCTGCCCGCAAATGCAAGCGCAACTGCTTCAAAAATTGCTAGCCGAATCACTTCGCAAAACGCCACGCCGTTAGAGTTTATTCTTTCAGTCGATGCCCGCGACAGTGATTTAGACGTTGGTGATCCCGTAGATATTACAACAGACCTTTATCAAGGAACTGATGGACTGCCCCAGGCGGTGAAGCTTCGGGTTGTAGAAAAGGCCCAAGCCTTAAACAATCGATATAAATACAAAATGGTTTTTTCAGGTGTGGAGCAGGGCAACAGATACCCAGTAATAGCACCTAACACGGTTGTTGATTACGACAGCGAAACAATAGCAAATCAAAACAAATATGGATGGATAGCCGACGCTCTGGAAAAAGTTGGCGCGGCCGATGATGACCCCTATTTGATCCTTTAAAACTTCCCCTTTTTTAATGTGAGCATTCCATATGGCAACATATAGCGCAGTCAGTGCGTCCGAAAAAGACGCAGACAGCCCAATAACAGTTGGCTTGATTGATAAGCTAGACCAGAACCCTCTAGCAATAGCAGAAGGTGCGAGCGGTGCACCACAAATTCAATCGGCAGCGATTGCGGATAACTCAATAACAGCGGCTAAGATACCATCTAGCGCTGTTGGGCAAAGTGAAATTGCCAGCGGTGCTGTTCATAGAAGCGAATTAGACACTTCAAGCGGCACGGTAACGCTTACCGGCTCAGCCGGTGATTTTGTTTTGCCTGGCGGGGAATATGGCTTTTATCCGCAAGTTCGAACGGAGACAAGCGGTGACGAATCTATCGCTCAAATAGCGTTCACTTTTGGCTCAACTTCATACATTACAAACATATTTCTGAACGGTCAAAGTTCTTCCGGCGGCAACCGGGATATGTATGCAAGGCAGCGCTATATAAACTCTAGCCCGCCGGTGGATATGGGCGATGGCAACGTCCCGCTTTTCTTTTTTGCAAAACTTGATCTATCGGGCAAGGTTATTATGACTTATGCAGCTGACGCCCCGCCTTGGCTGTACAATGGACCAACCAATACACAACCGGATGTAGTGCTAAAAAACGGCATTAAAAAGAAGCTTGTGCGCTCTATCGATCCAGCGACAAAGCGCGTTACTAAAGAGTTGGTTAATTTTGATGCTGATATTAAAAACGCAGATATGGAAATTATCCCACACCCGTTTGTTAACGATAAAAACGTTGGCACGATCATCTTGCTTGATCCGCCTGCGACTGAAGAACTGCTTGATTTGCACGAAGCGGGCGAAGAAGTTCACAAGTTAATCAAAGACGATTACATTCGCATAGGCAATGATAGTTTATCTCGATCATGTCCAAGCGGTGTCATGCCAGTTTCTTTCAGCTGGCGAGACACTATGTCAAGATGACCGAAATAAATAGGAAGCACAAAGCGGTCAAAGCCACGCCTGTTTGAATTTTGAGCATTGTTTTATTTCTTGGCATGCCTTATAGACTTATGCTCCGTTAATAAATAGCAATTATTTCTTGGTCGGGGTAGATCTATTCATTCTATAAAATCAGCCTAATAACGCGAACAAAAGTAACGGTGTAATGCGGTCTCCATCGGTTGTAAGCTTCTATTTTATTAGGCTTTTTTGTGTTTATAAGGTATTGTTTCAACAACCAAAAACGCACATTCTTTAAACCCCCCAGTTAGGGGGTGTATGGGGAGTGTATGCATTGCGTGGCGCGGCTGCAGAGATCGATAGCCTAATATTATCTTTCCAGCCTGATATTTCTGGTCTTGACGACTTCTTTTTTGCGCCTGTAACGTTGCGTCATTTTCATTGATTTATGGTCAAGCAGGCTTTGCGCAAACTCTAAAGAATCGGAATCACTGGCCGCTTTGGCTCTTAAGTCATGCTCTGTGAATCGCTCTTTTAGATCGGTTTTTGATAGCGCTTTATTCATGAATCTGCGCCATTTACCATTAAACGAATCTGTGTAACCTTCATCGTTAATGTACGGCTGGCCTTTGGTGCCACAGAATAGCCACATAGACGAAATAGGGCGGGGCATTGCTTTGATGGTGTCAACGCATTCTTTCAATGCTGGGTTCCACTCATAGACGCGGGTTTTGCCTTTGGTCTTAAGCCTGGCAGCTTCTATGCCTTCCTCTTTCAAATCCTGAAGCTTTATCGAAAGAATCGTACTCTTATCCATTCCAGTCATTAGCTTAAAAGCGATATAGAGAACCATCCAATCATCGGCAGCTTTAAGCGCTTCAAGCAATTCCCAGTCTTCGACATACCTATCACGAACATTATCCGACTTTTTAATGCTTAGCCCCATGGTTGGGTGTTGCCCGTTCTCGATTGCGCCCCATTCAATGGCCTTTGTAAACGTGTTGCTTAGCACTTTTAAATCCGTGTTCGCTGCGCTAATGCCATCCTGCTTGCGTTTGTCGTAGTATCTAAACGCCCACGCGCTTTTGAAATCTCTGATACGAACACCCCCAAACACTTTGCGAAGATTGGCGATTGCTCGTCTATGATGCTCTTGGGTTTTTGGTCTTACTGTTGGCGTATGCTCTAGCAAGTATCGATCAAACAAATCACTCATAGTTTCTAAATCGCCATGACTATCGAGCATAGCGGCCCAGGTTCGATAAGCTTCTGTTTCGGTCTTGCCCAATGGAAACCACTTTTTGCCTTGCCAGTTATGCTCTTGACCTGGTGGGACTATGTAATAAATGACGCCTTTATTTCTGCGCCATCTTGCTGGAAAATGCTTGTCGTGTACTCGCTTTCTACCCATGCTAAGCCTCAAATACAGACCAATCTGGCCCTTTAGTTTTCTTGGTTCTTTCTCTATGCCCAGGGTTTAGAATATCCTCAACATGAGAGCGCAACAATTTGATGGCGTTATCCTTGGCCACTTTGAAAGTAAAGCCGTTATCGATAAGCCACTGCCTTTGCTCGTTGAATCGCTTAAAGCCTGTAAGCTCGATAACTTCAGCTTTAGATAATGTTAGCCCTTGCATGGTTTAGCCCTTCGTATCTTTTTCTAGTTTATCAATGCGCTTTTTAATTTTGTCGTATGCCACTAAGCCGCTAAACGTTAAATACAAGCCACTTGAGATTAATGCAATCAAGCAAATCCAACTAAATACAGTCATGATTCTTTCTTTACCTCAACAACCACTCTAAAATAAGAATATTTCTTTTTTGGATCATTCATTTTATTTTTATAATCAAGCGCTTCATCCACGCTATTAAATTCCTGAAAGCTATGTACGGCAGGATATCCGCCTATCGTTTCTCTAATCTCTTGAACTATATACACAACACTCATCTTGCGCCCCTTATTGTTTCGCCTAACGTCTTTAAGTGGTCTAAACTGCTTTTAGGTTTACTTCTGCAAGTAGTGCGGGCAAAACTGCACTCAAAGCCTTGTCGGGTTCTTCATGAAGGTACAGGCGTTCATTGCCCATAACCAAAGAACTTTTCACATAGTTTTCTGGTTGGATATAGTAGGGCGTTCCTTTTACGTGCAGTCCTTCAAAACATTGATCTAATAAGTTTTTTTCAAACTTAATGCCTTCGGGCTTAAAGAACTCTTTCACAGTTAGATTTTTTCTAACAATGTCGGAGTTTTTTTTAATTTCTTCACGCAGTAGCATGATCTCAACAAGGCTTTCAATGGCCTTTGCGTATCGATTTTTTTCTTTCATTTTCTTTATCTCCCAATGTCCGCAATAAAGACTTTGCAGACGTTAAACATGCGCGCCAAAATAAATTAACGCAGTCAATAAAGTGGCAGCAAGAACTACTACGCTTAGTTCACGCTCCATTATTGCTTACTCTTCAAGTATTCTTCTGCGAATACATTTTCAATATTTATAAGTCCACGCTCACAAGCCTTATAAATAGTACTCTTATGTATGCCGGTTTTTTTGCTGATATGGGCGACAGTATTGCCGCCATATTTTTGGTTGACTTCTATCCAGTTATATTTCTTTTTAACCCTTTTTTTCTTTGGTTGGTCTGCATGTCTAGGGTAAAGATGGGCCAAGTCTGAATAAGTTAATTTCATATTAAAATGGTATGTCGTCGTCGAATTCGCTACTAGCCGCACCGGCTGCGCTTTGTTGTTGTGGCTGGGTGGGTTGTTGCTGATACCCATCTTGCTGCCCGTCTTGCTTGCTATCTAGCATTTGCATATCGTTTGCGACAATTTCTGTCGTATAGCGATCATTGCCGCTTTGGTCTTGCCATTTGCGAGTTGTTAGCTTTCCTTCGATATAAACTTTTGAACCTTTGCGAAGGTATTCGCCCATGATTTCGGCCAAGCGATTAAATGCAACTACGCGGTGCCATTCAGTTTTTTCTTGCTCCTGTCCGCTCGTTTTATCCTTCCAGCTTTCGCTAGTAGCAATGCTAATGTTGGTTACTGCATTTCCATTGGGCATGTATTTTGTTTCTGGATCGTTGCCCAGGTTGCCCAAAATGATTACTTTATTTATCCCGCGTCTAGCCATGATCTAATTCACCTTTTCTATAAAGTTTTGGCACTTTTCGATTGCCTCGATTGCTGTTCGTTGAAACTCGCCGCGATAAATTTCCTTACCATCTTGTTTTAAAATCGGTAGATAGCCATAGCCGGAAACAAATCGAGCGATAAAATCATGATCCATAGGGGTCCACCTTAATGCACTGTGTAATTTAATGATTCAATGTTGCGGCGAGTTTCAGAAACAAAATCTAAAAATTTCGGAACGCGCTCGTCTATCATTTCAAATTCGTCGCTGAGCTTTTCGGCGTAAATGCGACAAACATAAATTTGCTTATCTTGCGGGTAAGAAGGGCAGAAACTTATAAAATCCAGCCATTCGCGCCCCGTGTATTTTAAGTTTGCGTAACACTGCCATTTGTAAGTTGGATCGATTGATTGCCGCTTAACGTTGGCGTAATGAACTGGCGCAATTACAGATTTGATTTCAACCAAGCCGCAATCCAAAACCAAGCCATCTGGCGAGCAACCTATGAACTCGTCACAAAAGAAGCCGCCATTTTCAACAACACAAAATGTTTCTTCTTCGTATGCCATGCGTGCCAAAGGCTCTTGCTCGTGGCCGCGTTCGGTGTGAGCGTTGCTAAAGCCGCTTTCTAAAGGCTTGCCGGTAATCTGTTGTAAGGCTATTTCAACAGCTAGTTTTTTAGCGCCATCACCAAAAGCCTTGCCATAGTTAGCCATAACTTTCCCCATGCTAGAACTAGTCAGTAAACCGGCTCGCATGTTTAGCCATGTATCAGTGTTTTGCTCTATGTCGTGAAAATTAAGTGTCTGCATTTTGATTACACTCTGAAATAATCATTTGTTGGTGTTCGTCGGAAATTTCACAACGTTCCAGCACTGCATTAAAATGTCCATCTCTTTTGTATGCGGCTTTAGCGTTAGCCCAAAGCTTTGCGTTTTCTGGCGTAACTGATTTCTTCTGTTGCGCAGGTGGTTGCGGGCTAATCCGCAAGCCCTCGACAGTGTCACGACCAAAACGAACATTAGAATCAACATAGATAGTCACTTTGACTTCGTTCCAATCGTCTATAAATGGTGACCCTGTTAGCTCTTTCATGACCTTTGAGTTGTGAGCATTTAAGATCATTGGTTTTAATGGCTCGCCTTGGCGTAACTCTTTTTCAACAAAGTAAGCCGTATTAAATGCGTCTTTTGTTTTCTTTGTTTGGTCGCCGTTCAGCTTTACGCTGTCAATAGTAAGAATGGTCGGCCCAACAATATCTGCGCTTGACAAATAAGGGGAGTTAAAAGCTTTTCTGTAATGTGTTTTTTGTGTTTCGTTCATTGTCTTAGCTCTTTTAGTTCAGATTGTGCGTGTAAACGTGAAAGCAATGACGCGCTCTTGTCGCTGGCTTCGTTCTCTAGCCGTTCCGTCTCTATCGCCTTCATTCTCTGTCGGTGCTGCTCTTCTCGATTCGTAATCTGAACAACCAACTGCCAATTTCTTGCACTCATAATTTTGGACCTCAAAATCGGGTAACCAGGCTAAAAAAGCGAACACAACAACCAAAAGAACGCCGTTTAAAAACTCCTTTAAAATGCACGTTAAGTCTTCCATTATGCCGCGACCCTGTGTTCAACTGCCCATGATTTAAAGGTGCGCTGCTTAGTAACTCGCGCCACCTGATAAACAAGCTCAACGCCACAATCGTCTAGCCAGTGCACCTCAATGCTGCCGTTAGTTAACGTTTCGTAATCGCGCATCACGCCGCAGTGTTGAGCAAACAAAGCTGCCTCGATAACTGGTTTTAAAGGCTCGTCTTTTAGCGCCTCAACAAGTAGCAAAGTTTCCGTAGGCTCTTCTGTTTCGATAAGTGCGTAAGTGTAAGTTCCCACATCACTCTCCAATACCAAGCTTGATGGCCAGATCTGGATCTTGCTCGCAAACAGTTTTTGCAAATTTCTGGCGTAACATTGCTGAAGCGTAAGTGTTTGGCCATGCTCGGGAAGGTGCCCTTATTTCGCTAAGAAACTCATTGACGTAGCTGGGTGTTGATTCTGTTGTCTCCCAGCGCCCGCCGTTATCCTTCGACATGCCGAAATGATTCCAAAGGTCTGGCCATGAAAGTGTTGAAGATTTGATATAAGTTGCCATCGTTCCGCTTCCTGTTGTGTGCTTCGATGGTTTAAAATATAACAGTACGTTGTATTTTGGTCAACACGAAACGTGATATTGTGTGTGATATTATTTCAAACGGTTGTTTGGATCGGGCTTTTATTGGCTTGAATGAGTGTTATTGCCTAATTGGATTTGCTATAACAAAAGCTTACTAATCTAAGGGGATTGTTGTTATGAATAGGTTTTTCTTAATGGTGTGTGTTTTTTGGCTCGCTGGTTGTGCAAATATGGCGGATTCTATGAGCGCTTTAGGCGGGGTTGGGGTGATAAGTGAAAAGGTTTCTGACTTTGATGGGTCTAGGAATGTGAAATTGTCTCCCGCGTTCCTTTATAACCCAAATGCAGGCTTGCTTGGAATGAACACAAGGCTTGGCGCATTTTGGAATAGCGAAGCGCCTGGATTTGTTGCTCTCATTTTAGAAAACGATTCTGTATCGGGGTATGGTATTTCTTACATAAATTATGAAAGTATTGATATTAATATCGATGGGAAAAAGCTCTCGTTTGATACAGATGGTGGCACTAAGTTTGATAATAGCGGGTATAATACAGTCTCACGGACGATTTACACTAACAGTAAAAATTCTGCTACGGTTCCCGTTGAGACGTTAAAAGCAATGATAAACGCTAAAGATTGTCGGCTGAGAATTAATACTGGCAATGGTTATGAAACCGCTTACTTTTCAGAAGAAAAGACACCCGGCGGAAACAGCACCGCCAAGCACTTTTTGAGGAAGTTTATGGATAAAGTTGAAGGAAACAGCGCCGAAAGTATTTAGTGTTGACGCAAAAGCCCCTTAGTTGGGGCTTTGCTTAGTTGACCTCGCCACCACGCCATACCACCCGGCCTATAAAATCTATCTCCTTGGCTTCTTCTTCTGAAAATTCCCTATCAGAAAAAGCCGGGTTGTCAGATGCAAGCAAGACCTCGCCAAACTCTTGGACATATACTCTTTTCACTAATGGTTTTTCTTTAAAAATCAGAGCATAAACAGCGCCGTTTTCTATTTCGTTTATGTGCGATTCTCTTTTATCCACTAAAATTACGTCGCTTTGGCTTAGTGTCGGCTCCATTGATTTGCCGTTAACCATGGCAACTTTAAGCATTGACACATCTAAGCCCATGTATTCTATCCAGTCGGCCCTAAAATTAAGCGATTTAAGGAAGGCTGGCTCTTTCCCTAGCCGTGCGGCGTTCGCGTTCCCGGCATGATAAAAAGCATCAATCATAGGTATATCAACAAATGCGTTGTAATCAGCGATAGCAATATTTTCACTGAGCGGCAAAGGAATTGTGTCGCCGAATATAATTTGATCTACAGTTGACTTTAATGCCTTTGCTATTGTTAAAGCATCATCATAATTTGGCGACCGTTTGCCGCGCTCATAATTTGACACTCTCCCTTGGCTTTCCCACCCACAAAGCTCTGTCAGTTGCTCTTGAGTTAAGTCTAGGGCTTTTCGTCGTTCTTTTATTCTTTCGCCAATTGCTTGGGCTTGTGTTTTTGCATCCATGTCTTACGTATATCACACCTAAAATATTTTTCCTCGACGTTATGTGATTGACAAATATCACGTTGTGGTATTTAATATCACAAACTGTTGAGAAGTTAATTATGGAAAACCAAATCAAGTTCTACCGCCGCCAACTGGATATGACCCAGCAAGACCTTGCGTTCGAGCTAGGCCAAAAGCAATCGTCAATATCAAATTATGAAAACGGGCAAAGACAACCGGACATCGAAACAGCGAAAAGCATAATTGACGCTTTTTCAAAGCGTGGCTTGTCAGTAGGTCTTGATGATCTTTTTCAAGCATCGGCGGCGATTTGAAGCGATCACCATTAAAAAAACTGGGAGCATAACCCCAAGGCTGGGTGTGACAAATATTATGAAGATTCAGAAAAGACAAAGAGGCCGACCAAGAAAGGCGGCTAATGAAAGGCACGAAAACAGACTCGAAATCAATTTGAACGACTTCTGGCTTGCTGAGCTTGAAGCTTTTGCTGCTGAGCATGATCTTCCACCCCGAACGGCTGCACGAATGTTATTAGTTGGAAAGCTTAAAGACCAGGGTAATACATTAATTGCGTAAATTTGAAGGCGCTGACGGATGGATAAAAACAATAAAGCACCCCTAAAAAATGATGTTTTTGACGAGTTTACACCACAGGAACGGGCTTTGATTAAAGCGCGGCTTTTGGCGTGGGCGATAGAAAGGCGCGTTAAAAATATTTATCAGGGGATAAAAAATACTTTTTACATAGTGTAGGCATAAAAAAACCGCAACGGTGGCAGCCAATGCGGTTTCAATAAAACTTAACGTACAAGAGGAAATACTAATGGTTGAAAAATCATTTTGCAAGAAAAAAGGGGGTGGCTGGTGCATTACTATAAATTCAATATAGCCGACTACCGAAAAGATACGGTTCATTTAACTCGTGCAGAGCATGGTATTTACCGCGATTTAATCGATTGGTATTACATGGACGAAAAGCCAATTTCATATGATGTTGGTTTTATCGTTCGTCGTTTGCGCCTCGTTACAGAAGAAGATCAAGATGCATTGATCAACGTTTTAGCTGATTTTTTCACATTAACGGATGATGGTTACCGTCATTTGCGGATTGATGAAGAAATAGCAGAATATCATAAGAAAGCCGACCTTAATAAAAAGAACGGCAAAAAGGGCGGCAGACCACCCAAGAAAAACCCAGAAGAAACCGAAAAAAACCCAAACGGTTTCCAGTCGGTTACCAAACGGTTTCCAGATGAAACCCAAACGGATGCCACTCATAACCCAGATGAAACCCAGACAAAACCGAACCGTAACCCTAACCATAAACCATTAACTATTAACCAAGAACCATCTTTAAAAGACATATGTGCATCTGGCGATGCACCAGCGCAAGAGCAAGAAAGCATTCCACCTGTTGACCCACCCAAAAAAACCAAATGCAGGTTTGATGAGTTTTGGGCTGTCTATCCGAAAAGGCGAGATCGAAAAAAAGCCCGTGATTCTTGGAAGCGGAAAAAACTCGATTCAATCGCTGACGTGTTAATCAGCGATGTAAAAAACCGAATTGTTAACGATGGCCAATGGCTAAAGGGTTATATCCCGCTGGCAACAACGTACTTCAATGGGGAGCGCTGGAATGACGAGCTTGACCAACCAACTCAACAAAATCAAAAACAACATGCAAACGGTAACGGCGGCGGAAGCGCACTCGATAAAGTGCTCGCAGGGATCAACGCCACCACCCAAGGAAACCATGCAGAAACTTTGGGTGATGATGACCCAGCTATACGGACACCGATGGGTGAGCAGTTACGGGGCGGAAGTGGACCCGATGGGAGTATGGGCAGCGTCCTTGAGGGGGATTTCACAAGACATGATTAATCACGGCTTTAAGAAGCTGGTTAGCAAGCGCATGGAGTGGCCGCCAAGTGCGCCGGAATTTGCTGGCATGTGCGAACTAAGCGCAGAGGATTTTGATTTTCCAACCGTTCAAGAGGCGGAAAAAAACATTTTCAACTATCGGCGCGAAGGGAATATCAAGCTAACACCTTTTGAATATACGCTTTACCGCAGAATGTCTGGCGATTTTTACGACCTATCTAGAATGGATTCTAAGAGCTATTGGCGCGAAGTTAAGCGCTACTACCAAGAAGTCGAGAAACACGCTGTAAATGGCGGAGAATTGCTACAGCAGCCTGTTTTGGTCGAAGAAAAAGAAAAAGAGTTTGTTCCAGCAAGCAAAGAGTTTGCCCAAGCCAAGCTGGACGAAGCTAGAAGCTTTTTGGGTGAGGTGGTTATCGATGACAACTAAAAGAATCACACAAAAACAAAAAATACTTAACCACTTAAAAAACGTTGGCCCAATTAACCCAATTATGGCGCTAGAGCTTTTTGGCTGCTTTCGCCTAGCTGCGCGCATTGACGAGCTGAAACAGTCAGGCTTGCCGATTAAAAAGCGGATGGTAACTAACAAGCACAACGTTTGCTTTGCTGAATATACGTTGGAGGCGTAACCATGACTAAGTATCCAAAGTTCAAACCCGCGAGTCCTGGGGATTCTAAATTCGTCATTTTGTGGGATGAAGACCGCGACTTGGGCCTGAAGATTCACCGCTTTGACTTGGCGCAAATTGCGGCAATGAGACGCAAAGCGGTCAAGGTTGCAAATGCAGCAATAAAAAAAGCAATGGAGGTGTAACCATGGCTCGATCAAAAAAACCAAGACGCAAGCAAAGCAAATACAACAAGGTTCGCCGTATCTTAACCGGCACAACTATGACTTGGAATGTTGAAGACCCTTTGGCGGACGGTGTGCCAGTCCGTGGCCAGTTAGGTCATAAAGTGGCGGCTAATGTGATGGATATTCGAAGGGCAGCAAAAGAGATTCAGGTTCTTGTCCAGCGCTACCCGTTTGAGTTTCGTGTTGATGTTGAGTGCGAATTTAAAGACCCGTTTGGCGTCACGTATTTCAAGCCATACGAACTGATATGCAACGGCTTTATCAGTGGGGCAGATAAGTATTATTTCGATGCAGTAGAGGAAATTTTCGCAGGTGCAAACATGAGTCACTACGTCACAACGCATGTATGCATCACGATCCTTGGACCTATGAAAGAAATAAAACAGGAGGCCGCATGATGCAAGCAGCGCACGGACAAGTTGTTGATGTTAAAAAAATACGCACTCGCCAAGTGGTGCAGATCATCACTGAAATACCGGCAGAGCATTACGCGCAAGCTGTTGCATTGCTGGACGATCACCAAGCTTTAATCACTCCTAGCAACTTAGATATTCCGTTTGGCGTGGTCGATGGTTCGGACAGTCCGAAGCCTAAAGGCCCGGAGCTAAAAGGCGGAGAGCTTTCAAAGTGGGCAGCTATGCGTTGCCAAGAGAGTGATTTTAGACGGTGGCTAGAACATAAGTTTATGCGCGAATGCAAAACTGAAACCGATGCTAAGCAATTGATTTGTGATTTTTGCGGGATTGAGTCTAGACGCGAATTAGATCACGACGCGAAAGCCAATGAAATATTCAAAGACATGATCATGCGCCCATGGTCAATTTATTGTGGGGGGCTAGCATGATGGATCTGCCACATATTGGACTGATTAGTTCTCTTTTGGTGTCACTGCTTTTTGGGGTTGCGCTAGTAGTGGTGCTCGTTATTGAGAATAGGGCGCTAAAAGTTGAGATTGATCGACAACAAAGGCGACTCGATGAGCTTTGGTCAAAGATAGAAAAAAGCAAATCGTTTTATATGAGGGCTTAGTATGGGAATTAAACGAGACGCCGCCGATGCCGCTTTTAGTGATTGTGTTAGGGAAAGGGCTGATTGGAAATGTGAAAACGATCTATGTGGAAAGCAATTTTCGGAAAGCGATAGAGGCTCACTACAGTGCGCACATATTTACGGCAGGCGAGCCAAATCGATTAGACAAGATCCTTTAAACGCTTTTGCGCTTTGCTACAAATGTCACCAGAGCTTTTCAGAGAATCCACTTGATTTTGAGCTTTTTGTAAAGCGGAAGCTGGGTGAAGGGGCGCTAAATATTTTGAATGAGAAGCGGCAAGGGCTGATCAAATATAACAAACTTTTCATTAAAGACTGCGCAGCACATTACCGCGAACAATTTAAGAAAATGCGAGAAAAAAGAAAACAGGGTGCAACGGGTTATTTAGATTTTGAGGGGTTTTTATGAGCGATTACGTAGAGCTTAGCAGATACCAAAAAGAAACTTTGCTCTTGGCTGTTCTTCTTCAGCTTGAGCACAACGGCCAGCAAATAGTGGTTAATGACCGATTTATTCGACAGGCGCAGAAAATGAGGGAGGCGGCAGGCAAATCAAAGGCTTGGGATTGGTGCTACAACCCGCTAGCCAAAACGATGGAATATTTCACGATCAAGCCAAGAAAGAAAACCACGACATTAGAAAAGGCTTTTTCAGATCTGCTTGAACAAATTGAGGGCGCAAAAAGTGAGTAATGACAACGTAAATAACCCTAAACACTACACGCAGCACCCTAGCGGCATTGAGTGTATAGAAGTGACTGAATATATGGGTTTTAACCTTGGAAACGCTGTGAAGTACGTTTGGCGCGCCGATCTAAAAAATGATGCCATAGAAGATTTGCGCAAAGCTGCTTGGTATATCGAGCGCGAAATTGATAAGCGAGAGCATGACAGAATCGAAGCAACAAAAAAGGCGATAGAGGAAGCTGAAAAAGCTATCCAGTCAATAGCTGAAATGAACCCATACGTATGATGTGCGGTGAGGCATGGCTGAAATATGGTGACCCATGGAAACACGACAGAGCAACACAGGATCGATTGTCTAGCGCGGTACCTGATAAAAAACAAGAGCCGCGAATACATCAACCGAAAGTGGTTAAACAGCAACAAACACGCTTCGACTTTTAAAGAAAAATTAAGGGCAGCTTTGAATGATGAACAACAGCAACTTAATCAAACTAAAAGATCCAGACCGCGAGGAAATAGCGCGATTAACGGCAGAGTATGAAGCTAAAAATGGGCCGGTACAGACTAGCCCGTCTGTTTCGTGTCGCGCTGATGTTCCAAGCGATCAATGGGCAAAAATGAGAAGAAACGCAGAAGTAAACGCAGCACGGCGCAGAATCAAATTAAACGAGGGTCAAGTTAATGCATAGTTTGGCGGTTGAGAACAAGCAGCAAGCAGACCAAAAATTAAGGCAGTGGGGTAACTGGGCGGCTGCTAACGGGGATTATATCGGGTTTCCTAATATGACCCCTTATCGCCGCCTGCAAGGGCAGTCGATAGGCTCAGCGGGGCTAACAGATGAAGAGGGCGCGCACATCGATGCTATTATTTCCGATTTGAAAGCGTTCAACGCTGAAGCCAGAGAGCTGGCGGTTTTTCATTACGTCCATGGGTTTGAGCTTCAAGATTTGAGGCGTTCAACGCTAAACGCGGGCAGAACAAAAGCAATTAAATTAAAGAGCGAGGTTTTAACGTGGGTGTGTTCGCGCCTATTCTTTAAGGCTGGTTAGATATACAGTGCTATATAAAATTATAGGCTGTACGTATTGACAGGTGCGCACCTGGATGCTATCTTTTTTGTAATGCTGGAATAGTCCCCCAGCAAAAACCAAATCGAATTTACTGCAAATGAAAAGTTCGGCTTGGCCTCCTAGAGAGTTTGAAGTTTTAGGCCGCGATTCTTCCCCCGAGTCGCGGTTTTTTTATGCCTGGAATCTTTATGTACACGGAAACTAAAAAACAGCTCGTTATTGACGAGGGCAGAAAAAACCGTTTGTACAAATGCACGGCTAATAAGTTGACCATTGGTATTGGCTATAACATCGAGGACAACGGGCTACCTGATCACATAATCGATCAGCTATTTGAAGAAAGTTTTGATATTGCGCTTGGCGATGCGGTTAGCTTTGTTGGTGATCCTGGTATTTGGGAATTGCTCGATGAAGCCCGCCAAGGTGTGATTATAAATATGGCTTTCAATATGGGCCTGCCGACTCTGCGAGAGTTTAAGCGGTTCCGAAAAGCCATATTAAGAGGCGATTTTGACCAAGCTTCAGTCGAAATGTTAGAAAGCATGTGGGCGTATCAAGTGCCGGAGCGCGCAGAACGTTTAGCTGAAATCATGGCGTACGGTGCTGATGAATGAAGCTAAGAAATTGGGATTGGTTAGCCGTCGCTTTGTTTTTAAGTTTTAGCGGATTGATTTTGAACGGTTTTTATCAGGTTTTAGCATGAGTATTTGGTCGAAGCTTTTTGGTTCTGACAAGGTAATCGAGGGCGTTTACAATGGTCTTGATAAAGTCGTGCACACAGATGAAGAAAAAAGCGATTTTTGGCTTAAATTACTTAAAGCATACGAGCCTTTTAAAATTGCGCAGCGATATCTTGCGCTCATTATGTCTATTAGTTTTGTTTCCGCTCATTTGCTTGCTGTTCTCTTTTTCTCTTTTTCTCTTTTTTTTGATCCGTGCGCTAGCCAAATCTCAAAAGATGGGGAGCTAGTGGAGCAGACTTGCAAAGCTCAGCAGTTGGAGCGCGGAGCGGAAAAGATATTCGATAAAAATAACGAAGCCTTGGGGTTACCTTTAGCTTTAATATTAAGTTTTTACTTTGGCGGCGGTGCTGCCGAAGGTGTCGCCCGCTCAATAGCTGGGCGTAAAAAATAATACTCAATCGAGGCGTAGCAAGTTAATGGAAGTCACGCAACAATTACCGCAATGGTTCATCTATTTAGCGGGGTTGTGTTTTATGTCTGTTTTGAGTGGCTTTATAAAATTAATATGGGATCGTCATAAGCGCGTAGAAACGCGGGTTGATGACTTAGAATCCAAAACCGATTTGCATATCACTGAAGATCGGCACCAAAAAGATTTGGAACGAATTGCTGACGGCCACGAGCGCGCGTTAGAAAAGATAGCAGACAAGCACGACAAAGAATTAAATAGCGTACATCGAAGAATAGATGACAGTTTCGAGCGTTTAGAAACGAGAATTGCAGAATCTAATAAAACCGTTCACGGTCGATTAGATGATTTGCACATTGTCCTATTGCACATTGCTAATAAAACTAATTTCAACGCTGAAGTTGACTAAAAATGGCGCTGAAATTAAACAGCGAAAATTAACTCCCTCAATTTCTGAGTGTCCTAAATGAAACAATCTAATTTAGCGCGTTGTATCTCTGCTGAGTACGATGAGGCACGCGCGTGCGCGGAAATCGATAGCTATATGCAAATCGTTGAGCCTGCTTTAGAGATGGCGGCTAACGACCCTAAGCATGCATTGACTGCTGATAAAGTCGATTATTGGTTAAAAGTAATCGACCCGCGTACCCGGACTTATGAGCAAGAGTTAGGGCTTTTTAATATTGCTGAAGGTATGCGCGCTAAGATTAATAAGCGTTGGTTTAGACTTCCAGAGCACCAAAAAACAAAGCGAAATTATGAGCGCATTATTAAGGCTGTTAAAAACGGCGTTACCGGCTCTTTAGTTTTTTCTGGCGCGTATGGTTCTGTTTATGATTCACGATGGACAGACGGGATTGAGCCGGGTGGTGGTGGTGGTAGTGATTTAAGCGCTAGCCAGTTATACATAGGTGTTCCAAGCTTTACGGCTGCAAACGCAACTTTAACAAGCGCCTGTGGTTTTCAGCCTTGGCCTTGGGACCCTCGCACAAAAGCGCATGAAGTACCAGCCGAATGGCCTAGCGCTGAAAGTACTGGCAATTATTTCATTGATTCTACTCACGTTAACGCGACGGACATAAACAACCCTTACGGCTATCCAGATCAGCCTCGCGCAACTATTCCAGCATGGCCAGGACTTCAAAACTTGCCAGCGGGGACAATTATGGAGTTTGGCGGAGGAACTTACGCGGCGGCAGACTTTAGAGGTGCGCAAGGCACGGCAGAAAACCCGGTATTTATCCGAGGCTCGGATGGGCTGGCAGTTACCGATATGCCACAGTTTCAAGGTAATGGTTCAGTACTATTTGAGGGTGCTAGCCACGTTATTTTTGAGCAGTTTAAGTTTGTTGGAGGTAATACATTAAATTCTGTTATATCAACAGCGTTTAATGGTGACTTTGGTGACACTTCGCACGTTGTTATCCGTGGTAATCATATTACTGATATTGATTACATAAATGGCGGGGGTGGAATAGTTGCTATAAGTGCGGACGATAGAAGCGGCGGCTGTAAAACTGAAAATATTGTAATTTATAACAATACTATCCAGGGGATAGGTGAAAACCCAACTTGGTACACTCATGACTATGATCACCATGGGGTCGCTTTTACCACTAGAACAGACGGAAACGAAGGTGTAGAAGGAAGGACAGAAGTTTCGAAGGTTTGGGTTCTTGATAACACTATCACAGAAACCAGCGGTAACGGAGTGCAAATTGTTTCGGCTGGCTCACCTACCAAGGATCATCGTGACAGGGTTAGGTATATATGGGTCGCTGGCAATACTACAGGATTTAGCCGTCAAGCTGGATTGTGGGCTAAACGGTGTAGTCATGTTGTTTTTTCTCAGAACACCGTAACCGATTGCAAGATGGAGTATTTCGCTGGTAATGGTCAGGCTTCCGGTTGCCAGTATGGTCCCACAGATGTTTGGTATATTGGAAACCGTTATCAGGATTGTCATTTCGGCATACAACAAACCGATACGGGTAGCGACGCAACTTTTGGAAAGCTTTACTGTATCGCTAATATAATGTCCGGTTTTCGCCAAACTCAGGACCAGTCTGACGCTTGGCGTGATGGTACAGCCTTTAGTTTTACGTCCCACGGAAATATGGACCGCTATATAGTTGGTAATACTGTGTACAACGCTGTTAATGGTATTGCGGGTTCAAGTCCTGTTGGTGTTATGCAGTCTGCATCTAATATTTTTATTCTGCGTGACGGCACCATAGCAAGCCCCACCACCTCCACAAATGCAGGCAACTTTTACCAGTCTGGCACGAGTGGAAATAATATTTCAGCGACTAATGATCAGTGTTACCGAAGTGATGGCAGTTGGGCGGCTTATATTAATGGGTCAAGCTATTCAACAGCCGAAAGCGTTAATGCTTTGATTGGTTACTCAAATCTATTGGATACAGACCCGCTTTTAACTGATCCAGCAAATGGCGACTTTTTACCGGGTGTTAGTTCGCCGGTCCTTAGCTCTGGAACATTTGTAACCCCAGACGGTACAGATGTGCGCCAAGTTCACTTAAATCAATACGGCCTAGATATTGGCTACGACTTCTTGAAAAGACAAAGAAATATTGCGGCACCGGATCGCGGCGCAGTGGAGGCTGTTTAAATGAGCTTACAATTGGCATCTGGTCAAGGTTCTAGTTTGCCTGAAATCTCTTTCGCGTATAACGCAGCTTTTACTATGCAGGTGTGGCAAAAGCTAGACGGCGGGGGATCAGGTGATCACAGGATAGGGAACACAAATGGCCGGTTTAACCATTGGGGTTCGGCCTCTAGGTGGTATTCTCAGGCAGCATCAACTGACCGTTTAATCGCAACAACAAGCAACTCAAACAATACTTGGACTCACTACACGCTTGCTTCAGATGGGTCGACACTAAGGTTGTATATAAATGGAGTTTTGGATAATAGCGCAGCGGTTAATGCAAGTGATATAAATTATGGCGTTGACTTCCTTCTAACTCAAGGAGGCGGTACAACGCAGAAAATTTCAGAATTGCGTTTTTATAATGTTGAGTTGAGCGCTGGCAATATTTCCGGTAATTGGGACGCTCGTGAATCAGACGGCGCAACGGGTTTGGTGAGAAGGTATCCGCTAAACGAGACTAGCGGAACTGTTTTAAATGACACGCAATCCAATGTAACACAGCAAAATGGCACGCTAAATACTGGCACTTTTGATACAGGGGATAACCCATCATTTGCGGCTGCGTCGCCAGTAGTAAGCGCACCAACTTCAAGCGCGATTTATACAAACTCTGTAACTCTTGGCGCTTCTACTGATCAAGCCACAGGCCAAGCGTGGGTTGTATTCGATACTAGTGCGAACATGAGCGGCATAACAGCGGCGCAAATAAAAGCGGGCCAAAACACAAACTCGGTGGCGGCGGTCGGTGCTGCAACGATTGCGGATGTTTCAGTCGGAGGCTCTCCAATGTCGGCTGCGATAAGCGGCCTTTCAATGAGCACTGGCGAAACTTACACGTTTTCATGGGTTCAAAATAACGCGAACGGTGATTCAAATATTGTAACCAGTACCTTTGAGGTTGTTGGCTTAGAAATCAGCTCTATTGATACGCCGTTAATTGTTGGCAACTCTGCAACAATTGCAGTGTTAAAAGCTGGCACAACTCAAGGCTATGTAAACATTACAGACAGTGCAGGCACCCAGGTTGCAGCTGTGGTGACTGCATGGCCAACAGGTACGGGCGACGGGAATATTCAGTTCACTGCTCCCGACACAATAGCTAACGACCTTTTACCGGGAACCGTAACAGTTAAGGTCGAAAACTCGGCACAAAACGATTCAGATACAATCAATACCACGTTAAATATTAATGCTGGTTATCAGTATCACGTTGTGGTTAGCCAAGATACGAACGCAGATGACTATATAGATTCTTCGCCTTCACCGGTCGCAGGCGATAGTGTAGCGCTAGAGTCATTTTTAAGACTAACAAGCGACGATTCGGTAACAGCGTACCCAATCACACTAAACCCCGATGGTTTAACTTGGACAATTCCAAACACGGTACCTAATGGCTCGTATTACTTTGATTACTATATTTATGACCAATCAGATGATACTTGGGGCGCTATAGCTCGAAAAACTGCAACTATTACCAGCCTAGATTTGGCTCCTGATCAATTCGATTTAGGTGCAGACGCAACAGACCAAGAGCCTAGCACGGTTATTGATCGAAGCTTTGTTATTGCTGGTGTAGATGCTGGTAACGATATAACTGTAACCGCCTCGGGTGCTGCTCAAGTTTCTACGGATGGTACTACGTTTGCTAACTCTATTGTTAGGCAAAACGGGCAAACCGTATATTTAAGGGTTTCGGCTTCTGCGACCTTTGGTGGTTCGGTATCGGCTGGCGCTGCAATTAATGGCGTTTCTGATAGTTTCACAGTAACCACTCGTGCGGCTTCTGCTCCTTCAATCACTACACAGCCTGCTAATGCGTCTGTAAGCGTTAGTGAAGCTTATAGCTTTACTGTTGTTGCATCTAATGCGCAAAGTTACCAATGGTATAACGCTGTTGATGATAGCGCGATAAGTGGTGCAACCTCTGAAACTTACGGCGGCACGGCTGTTTTAGGTGATGATGGTTCTAGTTTCTACTGCATCGCAACGGCAAGCGAAGGTGGCACGGTTCAAACTGTTACGGTTACGTTAACCGTTGTTTCTAACGCGGGTGTTTCTTTTGCTTCTCTTGGTGCTGCTATCAACTCAGCAACGCACCCAACAGCGGCAAGCGCTACACGAGCTAATGAAACCGGCGTCATTGTTCTCTTGATGAATGGTGCAACAGTGGTTAGCCGCACAACAAACAACACGACAGACGCAAGCGGAATTATTAACGACATATCACTACCAGCCCAAACAATCGGCACTAACTTAACGTGCTTTGTATTGTTTGCGAATGGTGATGGTGTTCCAGGTTTTACTATAACCGTTTCGGATATTAGCTGATGGCTTTATTTGTTTATCCAGCTCAGCAGGGCGGTAATTTAATTGCCGCTCTCTATAACGCTGAATCAGGCACGCCCACCAATGACGCGCCAACCATTAGCGGCTTGGCTAGTCATAGCATTGCTGAGAATGCGGCCTTTAGTGCTAACTACACAATTGATAACATGGACGGCGAAGTTCCAGCGCTATCGGGTGTTGATGCTGCGTTATTTTCATTGGTTAGTGTTTCTGGTGATGTTTACGCGCTATCGATGGCGGCTCAGAACTTTGAAGCGCCAAACGATGCGGACGCGAATAATAACTATCAGGTGACTATTAACGCTAATGACGGCGTTAACCAGTTGGTCACTTTAGATGTTGTAGTCGCTGTTACTAACGTTAATGAAGGCTTTTGGCAATTCGCGCCACCTAACAGCCGAATAGTGAGCTTTAGCTAATGGAATCAGTTACACAAGATAAAGACGCGACGCTTAACTATTGGCTAAACTTTGGTTTTGTTGTTAGCCCTTTAACTATCAGTAGTGTCGAAATAGACCCAGATAGCCAAATGCCTATTGATAAGCCCTCTATCACTAGTATGGGTGTAAACACTTCAGAGCTAACAGATAGTGAAGGCAACACTTACCCTATAGGTACAGTTGTCGGTGTTGTTATTAGTGGCGGCTCATTGATGGAACGCTATGACGCTGTGATCAGGTTGACACTCAATAGTGGCGAATCAGACGATAGAACGTTAAGCATAGATATAACAGACTTATGACGGCTAAGCCGTTTAAGGTATGCGCAAAGGCTGGCTGCAATGCGTTAACTAAAGAGCGTTATTGCAGTAAGCATAAGAACGAAAGAAACGCACACGATAAGTACAGGCCCAACGCAAACGCGAGAGGGTACGATTATCAGTGGTCAAAGGTAAGAAGACTGCACCTTAACGCCAACCCTCTTTGTGTGTTCTGTTTAGAGCAAGGCATTGTTACAGAAGCGACAGACGTTGATCACATCAAAAGCTTAGCCGATCATCCAGAGCTAAAGACAGACCCAACTAATCTAAGGTCACTTTGTCACTCATGTCACAGTAAGCGCACATGGAGAGATCAGGGATTAGGTAAAGAAATATTTTAATGTTCGCCCTTCCTTTGGAATATTCGACAACGAAAAGCAAAAGGGGGAGGGGCGTTAAAATCTCTAGCAATAATCATGCCCAAAC